GGCCGATGCCGTGGCCTCTGGGCCGATGCCGTGGCCTCTGGGCCGATGCCGTGGCCTCTGGGCCGATGCCGTGGCCTCTGGGCCGATGCCGTGGCCTCTGGGCCGATGCCGTGGCCTCTGGGCCGATGCCGTGGCCTCTGGGCCGATGCCGTGGCCTCTGGGCCGATGCCGTGGCCTCTGGGCCGATCCGCGATCATTCTGATATTCGTTTGAATGTTATATCGTTTAACATTCTGATATTCGTTTGATACCCTTGTCAAACGAGTTAACAAATATATGCTATGACGTTCGTTCGTCAATATTAACGAGCCAGTATATAACGTTCTAACATTCGTTCGTCAATATTAGCAAGCTAACATAACTGTTGCCCGGTGACTTGTAAACCGGTTTTACAATTGAGTGTACGAACGTGAGAATGGAGAACATTATGATATGAGACCATATTACGAACGTTCGAGTAACCCGCCGACATTCGCCTCGATGACATTCTTACTACCATGCCAGCATACTGCCACACTATCTTACCATCAACCAACCGTCACGCCTTAATGTTAACACGATTAACATAATGTGCGATCAACATTCTGCCGACCGTCAGACCGACGACGGTCAAGCGTTCACACATTAGCCCGACTGTACCATCAAACATTCGCTCATTCGCCTGACCATCTGACCAACCCCCATTCTGACGTTTGCACCCTCGTCACTCTGATGTAGGATATACTCACAAAAAATGCCGAAGAAACCAGATGGCTTCTTCGGCATGATGTTAATTAGGTTTACAATTCGCCGGCGGACGATCAGCAAGTATACTTTGAATTGTACTATTCAACCTCTCGATGTTGTAGTTGGGGCCATGTAAGACATTATATAGCAAGTGTAGATCGACCAGCTTAGCTATCTCAGCTGGGATTGGACTGACGTGTTCGTATGGTGTAACTACTACACAATACCTAAACGGCTCTGGACTTGCTACACATTCCATCTTAAACTTAACTTCTCTGCCCGCAACTGGAACTGATAATAACATAACTGAATCCTAGTAGTATGGTAACTGATAAACGCAGGGTAAGCTACATTACCTACCCCGTCATGTTAACTGATTTTGCAATGTCAATAACCCATATGGCCACATGGCATGTTGCCAGCTCACTGCATGGCGAGCGAGCTGGCAACATGCCATATGGCCATATGGCCATATGGCATGTTGCCAGCTCGCTCGCCAGCTCGCTAGTCAGCAAGCAATCCCCGCAGGGTGTTAAACAAGTTAGCATTCTTCATCGTAATCTGACTGATATACGATTCAACAGCCTCATCCTTGCTAATGAACCGTGGCGTCATCGGATAGATAGTAACATGTGACCTATCTTGCTCTGACCACATAAGATCAGCCGTCTTACCGTCTGGCAATGTAATCTCATATGATGTTACAATTTTATAGCGAGTTACCTCGCCGTTCATCATCTGAGTAGCTATGTGGTATAGTGTGCGAACTGGGCAAGTATTAACCATAGCAAGGATACCTGAGAATGTGATTATCTGGCCGGGCAGCAACATACTACCCGACATAACAAGGGGCCGGGCAGCAACATACTACCCGACAATGTGATAACTGAGTTATCAATTATCGTGCGTCTTACCTAGCTTCCACCCTTCACCGTCGTCGTCGTCGTCGTCGTCGTCGTCGTAGTCGTCATGCAAACTGCCCATGTAGATAGTTTGCAATGTATACCCGACGTATGCACCCCAGAACGCTAGTGGGCACATTTCTAGGACTGATACAACGATGTCAGATAATCCCATGCCGGAGAAACATCTTGACCATTCAACCATCCACATGTATGGCAATACTGGTGGTGGGGATTTTGCATAGCCAGCATACGTATCAGCTATCCAAGCGATAGCATTATCAATCGCAGCATATGCCACATCTTCACCGAGAACCGATTTAGCGTTCATCATCCAAACGTTAAGGTGGTTAACAATGTTGATGTTAGGAAAATCGTTTTCAATACTATCAGCATTATCTAGCACTTCCCGCAATCCTTTACGCAAGGATACTAAATCCTTGGGGAAGTATTTAGCAAGAGCCTCTGAACACTTGCTACATATCTGGACTTCCATTTTACCCATAAACTTGATTGCACATACTCCGCAATCGAGTTGGGCAGTAATCTTCTTGGCTTTAACTAATGCGTATACCGGGTACATGCCTAACCATTCGGTTTCGCAATACACAGCTAGTGCATTAGATAGTACCGTACGTTCAGCGTTAGCTAGAGAACTCATTGTCAATCTCCTGTGGATTTGATAACTTGGTTTACTTCACTGTGGGTTGTTTATTCTGCCGCTGGCTCCGATGGCTCAGCTGGCTCTTCCAGCGGCTCAAATTGTATAACCAGTTTACATTTCAGTGCGGATGCAATCCTCTCCAACTGTTTGACAGTCACGTTCTGTCTGCCAGTCTCAATCTGGCTTATGCCAGAAGCCACTGTATCGCATAGCTTACCTAGGTCGCCTTGGCGCAACCCAAGTTGCTTCCTACGTATTACCAGCATATTACGCCACGTTGGTACTATCAACATCATCCACCTCCTTAGCCTGTGTTACCTGTGTTGCTTCCGCCTCTTGCAAGGCAGAAGTTAGGATATATGCTAACCCACGTTTAGTTAGCAACTTACGCTGAGTCATCCGACGCAAGTTTGAGTACAAGTAATTGTAACTCAATGTTAACTTGGTTTGCAATTCTCTGAATGTCAACCCTTCGGGTGCGTCATTCAGAATTTGCATGATGTTGAATTCTGATAGAGTCTCAGCCCCACCAGTGCGTTCCGCGAACTGTGCCCGATTGATTACAGTACGCTCCCTTGATGATTGACGATTCGCCGGCAAGTGACGCTCTTTCCGCCACCGCCTTACTCTATCGGGCGTAATGCCTTGGCCATACTCTCTTGCTATCTGAGAATCATTCATATTCTTGCGATACAGTGCCATCAGCATATCTTCATCAGGGGCACGCATATTAGCGATGTCGATATTGTCTGTGCCAAGAATATTCAAGATTATCAGCCTACACTTCTCATAGGGTAATCCAAGACTTTCAGCCGTCTTGCGAACTGACTTCAACTCCCTATAAGTTGTGATGATTGTTGCCTCGGTTATCGTCCCAAGGGTTGCTTGGTCGGTTATCATTTCACACATCTCCAAAGAAGTTCACAGAAATGAGCGTACCCATATTGCTTGATACAGAATGGGATAAGCTCTAATACTGACTCAAACGGTTTGCCAGTAGATAGAGCGGGTGGCAAAGTCCCCAGCTTGCCCGGTTTTATTGGCAGCAATGCTGCATTGCCCACCCACTCATATACTTCATCATCCACCACATCTGCATCTGGTGGTACATGTTGACTGACTGCGAATTCCCATTCTAGCCATGTCTTGAATTCACACATGGCTGCGGGAATAAAGTACACATGTTTATGCTCGACGGGTTTGCGACACAAGTCCTTGAGTGTCGTCCAAATGTATATACATTTGTCCCGTCGAGCAAAAGCATCCTTAAACGTTATCATAGCAAGTTATCCTGTGAGTATTAGTTAACTGGGTTAGCAAGTTAGAAATCAGTAGTTACCGTCGCACAGTATCTCAACGCCATCAGTAAACTCTTGCATGGCATCTGGTAGTATGCCGGGCTTAGGTTGCTTTAGTTTGATCCGCTTCAACTCATCCCCCAACATCTTTGCAGCCTGCTCAGCATTCTCCGCCATAACAACCGCGGCTGTACCAACTGGATAGTAGCCAGTAAACCCTGTGCAAACAAAGACCTTTTTGTTAACTCGGTCAACAAGCTGTAGGATAAGCACCGCTTGCCTATCCCTACCTTGGTAGCAAGCATCACACCAGCATTTACCATCATCGTTACGCTGGCTTTTGCCATCCCAATCTGACCTACGCGGATCAAACCAGCATAGGTCTCTCAGTGCATTTTGGCGTATGATAGCAAGTTCAGTGTCGGTATCCATATCAATTTACCCCGCTTTCTTGATTATGATAACTGTTGATGCGGGGTGAGCAACGCGGGAACAGTTTATAACTCTGGCAGTCTCACCGTGACTACCCATAGCAATTTGAGTAGCTTGTATAGCTGCAATGTTGCTATCAGGGAGAATGACATACGTCGATTTGTAAACATTGTTATCAACAATCTCGACGCGGTAGATGGTGTCTTTCATACGTCAAGTTCCTTTAAGAGTGTGATGACTTCTCCATGAGTAGTGTTTGGCAGATCGTTCCACCCAGCAATAGAATTATTGCCAGTATCTAACAGCTTATCTACAATCTTATCGAGAATACCATGTGCCCCTAATGCATCTTTCACGCCATAGCATTTATATGCAGCGCCGATAGTACACCAGCATGTTGCACGGGGATCATCGAACCCAACATGTACACCATAAACATCGCTAGCATAGTGACCCTTAGTCCAGTGGGCTGGGTCAGCGAGTAGTTCATACATCTTCATAGCAAGTCTCCATTGAGTTTGTTAACTAAGTTAGCTTGTTACATTAGTACGTTTCGCTCTCCCATACTCTACCTTCGTCATGAACGCTTTACGCAGGCGATCAAGGTAGGATGACGTTGCAGCTTGCTTGGTGTCGTCAGTGGTTAGGTATCCACCATACTCGCCTTCATCGTGTTCTGCCCACAAGTACATCCAAGAGAACAAGTGGGGTTTGAAACTATCTGGTATAATGCGTATAGTACCGAAGATTGTACTACACACCATGTTGCCGGGTGGCCCTGTCCAAAACAGCGGCCGAATGTAAACTGGGTTATCAAACATCGCAAGGCTCCAATGCTTCTGATAGCTTGCTAATGTACCACCGCTCAGCTGCTATCTTAGCTAAGTCGGCGGTGGCAAAACCGTCATGGCTTTCGCCCGTACCAGACGCCCATGACCATGTGCCATAGCCGGGGGATTGGAATACAAGGAACATTGTCAATAGGCTTTTTGCTGTCACCCACCCAACCCGGCTATAACTGCCCCATGTCAGCGGTTTGATTGTAAACTTGGTTACTATTGTATACCCTTCGCCTTTGCACTTCCAGCACTTAGGGTTATATATCTTTGTTACATCATCCCCGCTGCATTCTGTACACTTAGTTAACGTTAACGTTTTCATATGTCAAGTTCCTTGAGGGTTTTGATGACTTCATCATGAGTACGCACAGCAGCATCATTCCAGTCAACAATAGTCATCTGTAAATGCTTGTGCAACTTGCCCATAGGCTCGGCTGTATCCATACCATAGCATTTGTTGATGGCACCAGCAGTACAGAAGCAAGTAGCCCTTGGATCAAAGATGCTGCACTCTGATCCAGGCTCCCTACCCATCCTTGCACTAGTACCTTTAATCCAATGGGCTGGGTCAGCCAGTAGCTCGTAAGCCTTCATACTTTTAACTCCTTGAGGGTTTTGATAACTTGGTTTACGAATTTAGGGGCTGCGAACGAATACCCCATAGCGTTGAACACCCAATGATGTAGACTCTGTTCAAACAGATAGTCATTACGATGAAGCGGGGTATCGCCAGTGAAGTAACTGATACGACTACCAATATTGCAACAATGTAGCCAGCTTTTGCGGTTCCAGAAACCATGCTTATCGTCAAACCTATCGACAACGTTATACGCACTACGGTAGTACAATGCACCCAGTAACCAACTGAAGTCTACATGATCAACAGTCACCGTACTTGTCAACTTGGTTAACGTTTCCCAAGCTGTGCGTTGTAGTTCGACCCTCTCACCTGACGAACGGATAGTGAAAGGTGGCACAGCTCGCTTTTCCCGCTGACCTAATACCTTCGGCATGAACTTGCTAATGCGTTCCATTAGCCATTGGCATTGCTCGCGGTTATCAGCAATCGCACTGATATACTTACCGAACTGTTTGAAGCAAACGTTCTCCAACTTCATCATTGCATCTGACGTATACTTGTGATGCAAGTAAGTGTAGATGTTGGGTTGACCGTCATCCGCATGTAACACGCCTATTGGCAGGATCGCGATACATGTTATCTCATTTAACATCTTCGGCATGCGGTACTCCCTGATACTCGTGTTTGTGGAACGTCTGGACACTGACAATCCTAAATCGCATTGGATACTCATCGCACGTTTCGATGCATCGCTCAAGATGCTCTGGAGAACGAATCTTAGATAAGTAAAACCATTTATCACCGTCTCGTCTTAACTGCAATTCATACTTCGTTTCATCATCCCATTTAGGTTTTAACATTGACAACCTCCGAAGGCGAAGTTAGTGGAGCGATGGTAGTAAACCAGTGATTATCTTGCTCGTCCCATGATTGACTGCTAATGAACACTTCTGCATCAACATGCTTTTCAAACGGGCCGAAGGTATGGTAATCAACGGTATCGCCTTCATCGCCGAACGTTACCAGTAAAATAACAAACATAGCAAGTCCTCGTAATAGTGTTAGTAACTAGTTCGTCCGGTGTAAACTGTTTTAACACCCATATGTTTTTCTACAATCCGAAGTCGCCCGTCGCCCATGTCACATTGTCGAATACAGTGCAGTAGGTCAAGCTCAGTGCGAACAACATAGTAGTCTTTCCATTCACCTGATTGGTGAATCTGCATTACATGTCGGCTAGGTTCAATAAAATCAATAACAGGTTGCTTAGGCATCGGCACAGTAAGTCCTCGTAGTGTGAAAGAATAGAACATAGTTTGCATACATCCGGCAGAATCGCTTCCAACTCTGCCGGATGTAAACTTGGATAACAATGTTATCCCATGTACTTCTTGAACGTCAACCCCAAATCCTTCTTCAACTCGTGATACGTCTTGACGGTGCAGAACAGATTGTACGCACGGCCCGACTCTGAAACGAACGTGTACCAGTGACGCATGACATACTCCAATGATAACGAAGTTAACAAGTAAGGAAGGATATTCTAACACTCGTTTGAGCATCCACTTATCGACTAATCGTTATCAATTATATGATACAGGAACGATGGAATACGTCAACGGAATTATCGGGCAATCCAATAGGCTAGGGGTTGACGGGCATTCCATGCAATGCGGAGCGGGTGAGCGGGTTGACAGGCTGACGGCTGAGCGGGTTGACGGCTGACGGCTGACGGCTGACGGTTGACAGGCTGACGGCTGACGGGGCGAACTCCACAACAGTATGTATGGAATGCCGGATAGTTCAGACGTTCTAACGAGTGTTAGAATATCAGTTACTTATTTGTTAGCGGAGTTATCATGGTTGCATCACAACAAGCAGCATTCATTCGACAAATCTTAGCAAACCCCCGAGACGATTTTGTTAAATTAGTTTACAGTGATTGGTTAGAAGAAAACGGGTATGGGAGCTGGGCACACTACATACGCATGTCGATAGAAGGTAAGCAAGACATGGGGGTAGTAGATAACGCAGAGCATGTTGATGAAGTAAGGCGTGACCTGCGCCAAACAGTATGCAATATGTTTAACTTAAAGCCTACTGAATGTATGTTTGATGGTGGACTTGTTAACTCAGTTAGCTTCTGGTCTGGTGTATATGCAGGCAGCACGAGAAGAATGCTAGGTACTGAACTGTCATACAATAAGATTATTCATCTCAGTAACTGGATGCCAGTGCGAAAGTTCACTGACTACAATGTTATCTGGCATAGGTTATCCTTCGTGCGTAATAGCAACGATGATAGCAGGCCTAACATACCACGCGGCGATGTTATCCTAGTAACATACGCTAAAGTAGACTTACAGGATGCAGTATGGGGGGAGTTCTACAGCGGCATACCGTTCCTCAGAGATCACGTGCTAACACACCAACAAGTTACATCAATAGAACAAGCAGTATTCAAATTTGTACACTCAGTTAACGAGGTAGGATATGGCAAAGAAACAAGCGACAAGCCCAGCGATGACGGCCCGCCAGATGATTGCAGATCGTTACAAGTTTCAGGACGAGTTACTAGACCAGCTTGATACGCCTGAAACATTAAAGCCCGGCACAAAAAATCTCATCGTCAGCCCAACGGGTACTGGCAAATCATTCATGATTCGCAAGACTCAAAATTGGCTAGGTGATAATAACACAATCGTCCTGCTACCTACACCTGAACTCATGCCTGACTTCATCGAGAAGCATGGTCTGAAAGTTCCAGATAGCAAGCCTAAGATGGTTGAACTTGCTAACTCACTTAACATCTACAGTACTATTGATTTACGCAACAAGATTGGTCGTGGTAAGAATCTTGACCACATTACTGATATCATACCAGATGAGGCACATCACGACGACGCAGATACCTACGAACAGATATACATGAGTATGCCGGATACCATACGTAGGTGGGGATTTACTGCCACACCATACTGTGGGAACCCTAAACGTACTCACAAGTTCCGTGTTAAATGGGATAACATTATATATGCAACAACCTTAGATAAGTGCTTAGCAAGTGGGGCTATCACGTATCCTAACATCGTAGTCAAACCGCTGGTCAACGACGATGTTATGGAACTTAAGGGAGGTGAGTTCGTCATCAGCCAAGTCGAGTCGATGTTCGACAATAAGATTGAACACGCTCTTGCTATCACTCGCGATGAAATGGGATGGTGGGGGGACGACGGCCATGCCATTCTACGTCCACACAAGACTACGCTCATCGGCGTCCCATCTAGCAAGTGCTTTGAGTATATCAAGGACTACGCTTGTAAAATGGGTTTACAATTGGAGTTCATAGATCAGTCCACTAATTACTCTCAGCGTAAGCGTATCTATGCTGGCTTCAAGGCTTGTAAGTTTGCCCTAGTTCACATCAACGTTGTGAGCGAAGGTAAAGACTTACCAGTACGCAACTACCTAGACATGGCCCCCTGCATGTCACCTAGGCTATTTTTCCAGCGGTTCGGTAGATGCACTAGGCCGTTGGGGTTGCGGGCAGATGGCACCCCAGAGGATATGGATGCCCTAGGTGATTATCTATGTACTAACCGAAACATTGAACGGCACTGTTATCTATTCGATAATACTCTGCCGTTCGATCAGGTGAAGAAAGCTGTGGCTGCCTTCCCCGAGAAAACCAAACGTGCTGGTGTCCGTGCGTTCGGTATTGAATCGTTGGGTCGCATCAAGCCGACCTACGTTCAATTGTTAAACGGGTTACCAATTACTATCTACAATGTTACTCAAGTTGAAGGGGGTAAGAAAAAAACCTACATGTGCTTACTGCATCCGTCCAAAGCCGAACCAATATGGTTTATGCAAACCGCTGGTACTGTGAAAGATGGGATGGTGCAACGAATGGCGTATGATCGGTGGGAATACATTCAGCCACCTACTGAGCTAACAGGATATCGCTCATCACCGCCGTATGTCTTGACTGAGAAGCAACTCAACAACTGGAAGCGACACGCTGAAGGTAAAGGACTTGACCCCAACCAGAAGATTGACAATAAGAAGTATGCTATATTGCCAGTCCTCATTCACTCAGGAGTAGGTTTCTAATGGACTATGATAAACTGTTTAACAATTCATGTTTCTGGTGCGTCGTAGCACTGACGGTAATTGTTGTATCCAACACAATCCGCATACTCATTCGTGGCTATGGCCCACCTGATTTGGAGGATTAACTATGGGCATAAAATCGTTCCTCGAATGCGACACTGAGCAAGAGAGAATGGATGTTCTAGTTGCTAAGCTATCTGAGAATTTGGATAAGCTGATTGACGAAAAGATTGCTGAGGAATACGAGAAGTATGGCCATTTACTGTTTGGCAATCCAGATGCACCTGAACCATTAGGAGTGTTTACTTATGCCAAGCCTGACTAATCAGACGGCACAGCCACTACGTAGTGACTCCACTGGTAGCTTCCACAACATAGTCATGCCTATAGATTTGTTAGGTAAGTTAACAACCGAGAATGGTGATGCCCACGAAGCTGGAGCTGACCGACGCAAACATGCACACGACTACATCATAGGCCCATGCAAGTGTGGTCGAACTCACGACCAGTGGTTTTGGTTGAAGCAGTTAAAAGCTAAACGTATTACGCCTAAGCAATACGTCATCATCCTCGAAACCATCCAGAGGGAACATTATGCTTCATGAATGGAGAGAGACCGACACAGTATTCCTACATTGTTGTCATTGTGATAACTTAGTTAGCAAAGACTCAGCTAACTATTACGAGGAGTACACTAGCAAGTGCCCCGGCAATCGCAATGGCCGACTACCATCCGATGTAGCTGTATCAATTGGATTGATACTCGTCATCCTACTAGGTTGCTTACTTATGTACTGGAGGTAGTGTAATATGCTTAAAGCCTTCCTATACGCCATGAGAAATCTGTATCCCTATGGTAGTGAGGGTATGCCGAAGGAGCAACACAATGATTTGATTCGCGTGTTTTGTGTAGGGTTTGCACATGGACTAGATAGTGTTAACTGTTTACCAGAGCCATGTGATACTGTACTATTGGCTGAGTTGTACACTGATCGTCTAGACTACAGTAAATGGCAATGGTAAGTATGCAGCAACCAATGTTAACTGAGTTAACTTAGCTAGCAAGTTGGATAGCAACGGGATAACCAATGGCATTAAAAGTCAGGTCATCTTCGCTACCTAACCTATTGAGTTGTTCTAAAATGTGGGCTGAAAAAACTTCACATGATGGCGACACATTGGGTGGTGCCGAAGCTCAGACAGGCAATCTTGTACACGTTGGGATGCAAGCATTCCACGGTAGCAAGAAGAAGAAAATCGACGACCGTATCTCGGAAGCGTTTGCCGTGATGCGTGAGTCAAAGTTAACTAAGTATACAGGGGGTGATCTCGGTACAGCCGAAACGTTGTTTCATAGCTGGTGTTGCCAAGAAAAGAAGTTCAGTAAAGGTGAAATTGTCGGCTCCGAAATTGAGCTTCGGTACAAGTGGCCAATCTTTTATTCAGCCGCCGAATATAGTGCATACAAAAAAGCCAAGAAAAGTAAACCGATTGCACAAGAAGAAGCGACCATAACTGGTCACGTCGATGAACTCCGAAGGCTTGATGATGTAGTCTATATCTGCGACGAAAAGACCGGCTGGACACCAGCTGATAAGATGACAGGATACTACGCCGCACAAATTGCCGCCTATGTGGTTGGCATAAAATTGTCAGGAATGTTTCCTGATGTAACAAAGTATAGGGGATATGTAAAGCGAACTAGGGACTTGCAATCCAGTGACCCATACTACTATTGCATTATCAACAGCTATGAGCAAGCTGAGGATTTAATGCTGACAGTTGGGTTACGGTTAGGTGAGATTGCTCAGGGAGTGCTTACGCATACTCCGGGTGAGCATTGTAGGTTCTGCCCACTGAATGGGTTCCCTGCCTGCCTTGCAGGGGATGTTAAACCAGTTGACAAACAGAAGAGCCGCTTTTCCAAGCCAGCACCCGCTGGACGATTCGCAGGCAGCACAGCAACAAAATCGTTACCAACAATCAACAACTCATCCAACAAACCTCGCTCTACTTTCTAGGATTTTTTATCATGGCTAAGCAATCAGCAAGCAAGACCAGCAAGGCATCTAGCAACCTCGCTACCCCGGCACAAACGTTGCCAATGGATATCTTCAAGAAAAGCCCGCAGGACGGGGCTATTGCTATGGGTGGTAGCTCCAGCCCATACGTGCAGTTCTTTCACGACCGTAGCAAGAATGCACAGCAAGTGATTCAGGCTCTCGGTTCAATGCGTCAGGGCGATCCGTTCCTTGTCCGTGGTGGGACGTTCACGAAGTTAACTCCGTTATCATTCATCATGACTGAGACGTACTATCAGTACTATGCTCAGGTTGATATGGAGTCGAAGATCACGAAGGCTATCCTGCCTGATCCGGATGGTGGGATGGCACCGCAAGGCTTTGTTGAGTTCATCGAAGCCTTGGTGTTCACCATCGTATCGTCGAAGGACATTGTGTGTGCCCGGATGCGTTTGCGTGGGCCGAAGTGCAAGGGCTTCAAGCAAGCCATTACCGCACTGGAGCATATGCGGAGCAATCAGGATTGGGCCAAGGAAACCAAGGAAAACGGTTTGGCTGTTCAATCCAAACTGCCAGACTGGGCCTACTTGACCCATACAGCAACGCTGACGACGACCCCACCGAAAGGCAAGGGTTTGCCGTATGAAATCATGACGACGGATTGCCGCACGACGCAAGCAACCGTGCTGCATACGTTGGCATCCGGTTTGATGGATACTGAGTATCAGAATGGTTGCAAGGCTGCACAGCAAGAACTGCTGGCACGTTGGGATAACGAAATCTTGCCTAAGAGCAAGTAAGTTAGCCTGACGGCCAACGGCCGACGGCCTATGCCCTTCGCAGGATGTAAACTAGTTTTACATCCTGCGTTCTTTTGGAGAACGACGTGAAGCTAACCGTAACGCGAGTAGAGATTAACGGTAAGCGTCGTGTCAAAGTGGCCGATGAATCTGGCAAGTTTTATACTGGCGAGTTTGTCGGCCACCATGATTTTGTCAAAGCATCAAACAGATTGAAAATCCCTGAACAAGATATTCAATCAAGTATTGCTGCATTCAATCAGCAACCTGATTCAGCCGGGCCGATGGAAGTAGAACTGTCAGCAAATAAGATTGCTACAGAAATTAACGCCTACATGATTCGCAATGAGCATGGTACGCACTATGCTCAATTTGCTACGTTCGATGAATCATTTAATTCGGCTAAAGTAGGTGAAGTGGTTGAATGGCAATCTAAGGACATGACGTGCTGCCTAGACATTGATATTGATAAATCAGTTGACATTGAGCGGATACTAAGTTTGTTCAGTACCATAGTTCCTGCTCCCATGAAGTATTGGGTTAGCAAGTCTGGGAATGGATTACATGCCATATATAATTACTGTGGCATATACACCGCCGAGGAACTTGCTGCCATAGCCGGATTTAGATTTCAAGCTATGGAACCCTGTTGCAACATTGAACTACTTACCCGTACCCGTATGCCTCCAAAGCCTAAAAAGGCTTCTGACATGGCAATGGAAATATTTGGTAGTGGAGTTCAAGAGACTAACTTTACACTTGATAACTTACTTTACAGTCAGGCCGATGGCAACGATCTTACTCAGATGGTATGCGATATGTATGACTATGAAGTAGGTAAACGGTATCCACATACCATGTGTCCCGTTGTGCCAAGTGTTAGATCAGTTAACAATGCCGACCCCGTAGTGATATTCGACGACCATGTGTTTTGCTACATATGCCAAGCCGACCATCAGTTTTACGGTAGTCGGGCACCGGGTTTCTTTCCATTCGCAGCGTTAGCTGGACTGACGAAAGAAACCAACATAAAGCATTGCATCGAGCATTTCGTCCATTGGGGACATGCTAAATTCTCATTCACAGGAAACTTCAAGTATGACAAAGTTCTCTATAGAGCGTTGCTCAAAGCCCGACACGGGGATGATCCCAGAATTCCTGCGGCCATTCGTGCGGGAGAACCAATCGGAATGGTACGTCATCAAGGCTTCTGGGCGGACAGCAACGGTACCATGTTGGATGTTAAACCAAATAGTTCAAGGATCACCGACCTACCAGCTTCTATGTACGTTGATGGTGAGAGAGGCAAAATTGCCATCAATAGATCAAAGGCTGAATGGCTTGCCAGCAACTCAGACTTAAGTCCATTGGGTTACAAGGCTATAACGCCGATTCATGGATTCCAGATGACTCAGTTACAGGACTTGCCACAGAACAAGATTTTTGCGGTGTTAAATAATTCAACATTGGAGCCTAGTAAGCGGCCACAATTCCTAGCTGGTAAAGACCGGATGAAAGAATCTGAATACTGTAAAGTGTTCAATACTATCTTCCCCGGCATCCACATGGAATTGTTAACTGCGTTACTAATTGGCCGAGGCTGTTCTGAGCATCGAGCCGGTTTACCACCAATGTTCTTTATGTCAGGAGTAACTGGTTCTGGTAAGTCAACCCATGTCGAAGCAGCTTCTGCAATCTTCGGTGATACAGTAGCTAAGATTAAAATGTCGAAGGATACCGATAGGTTCTTCAATGAACTTATCAACGGTAAGAATCGGTCAGGATTCATATTCTTTGACGAGTTCTTTAAGCATGCCCGTGCAGCTAAGTTCTCAGAAGTGGAAGCAATGGAATCATTGTTAGGTTTTGAGGAGAACCAAGAAGCCTATATGATCTATGTCGGTTCAGTAAAGCTAGGTACTTTGCCTATGTTCGTATGGGCTGACACTCAAGTACCTGACGATGTTTTGATGCACGAGCAAATTGGTAGACGGGTGTACCATACCCACCTACTGAACGAAGTGGACTGGAGTGAATCATTAGCCGAAGCTAAGATTCTTGAACCTAAAAACTTACGGATTAATGGTAATGATAAAATCATACATGCCTGCAACAGCTTGTTGTCAAATGTTTTGGAAACCTATTTTACAATTCCTGCAACTGACTTCTCGGTCATCGAGTCGCTCGGCTTCAAGAAGATGCGGAACGATGAGAAGAAAGCCGAGGTTGCTAGTGGGATTGTTAACCTGTTTAACTTTATCTGCAAACTACCTGACAGACAATCTCTCACAGATTTTAGGAAAGGTTTCAAAGAACTCAAAGAGCTTGACTTGCTAGCTCAACTGCAAACTGATAACGAGAAGGGTAGTACTAGATGCCGCCTACTCGCTGGCAATGACCTAGCCAAGATGCTTAAGTTTAAGACGCCATGTAAGGCGGAGATAGAATCTCGCAGCGGAAAAATTTACATCCGATTTGTCTCATATGATGGGAAAGTCATCAATGAAAAACTTCGTAGTAGTTGACTTTGAAACAAGAGCTACCATAGATTTACGCAAGGTTGGTAGCACTGTATATATCAAACATCCTCACACTGAGATTATGTCTGGCGTGTGGAAGAAAGGGGATCAAGTAATTGTATGGTGCCCCGGCCTAAATAAAGAGGCTAATTCTTGGCACGAGGCAGTAAATAGTAAACTCGGTTTACAAGTGGACTATAGCCCGCTAGACAAACCACCAAAGTTGATTCGTGAATGGGCTAAGCTACCTTGGCTTGCTCACAATGCGGATGGGTTCGATTCAATACTGTGGAATGAGCATTGCGATAGGCATAAGCTGCCCAAGGCATTTAAGCCAGCTAGTTGGACAGATACTATTCACCTAGCAAGAATGGCGGACTATCCAGCGGGACTTGCTAAGCTACTACCAGCAGTTTTGCCTGATGCACAAAAGGATAATAGCTCATCAATGCTATTCCTTAGCAAGTGTAGGACGATGGGTAAAGCTAGGGGGCCTTACTACATACGTGGCAACCCTGAGATATGGTACAAGATGTTGAAGTACAACATCTTGGATGTGGTTAATCTTGAGGAGCTATTTGCTAACTTAGTTGACAAGTTGGATGGGTCGTATGAGATGCAAGTTGAGTCGATTGAGACCCACCGACAGATCAATAGCTACGGTCTACTTGTGGATGTTAAATGGATTAACAATCTCGTAGCCCACTGGCAATTGCTAGGTGCTGAGAGTAGTGCTACTGCATCTAAGATAGTTGGGTGGAATGTTAACTTGCGATCACCACAGCAAGTCATAAACATCATACAGAAGCTCGGCGTTAAGTTATCCGGTAACTCGCTTAACAAATCGGTGGTAGATCAGATTCTTGAGGAACCTGAAAAGTTCTTCGATATCAACGATAGTCAAGCTATGCTTGCTGTGGAGATTCTATCCCTTCGGCAAAACGTAGCTAAAGCGACCATCGGTAAGGTTAATAAGATACGCTCACTGATATACGGCAAGGAACCAGTTATACGTAATTGGGCCGTATACAACGGTGCCCACACTGGCCGATATACTTCGGTTGGTATTCAGTTACACAATCTCCCTCGTGGTGATGGTGCAACTGGAAAGTTAACTAAGTGGCCATTGAAAGAATTAGCAAGTAGGGCTAAGCCTATGGATGCTAGTTTGTTAACTGAGTTAACTCGTGGTGCATTCATACCTCGTCCCGGTCACAAGTTTGGTGTGTATGATTACTCTGCGGTTGAAGCTCGCGGATGTGCATGGCTAGTTCAGTGTAAGAAGATCCTTGACATATACCACGCTGGTGGCGATCCATACGTCTCACTATCTAGTAAGATTTATGGCATACCAGAAGTCGATATCACTGAGGATCAACGGTTCGTTGGTAAGCAAGGTATCCTATCTTGTCAGTACCAAGTCGGCCCGGATAGATTCCAAGTGATGTGCGAAGCGTATGGCATTGAACTCGAAGCCATCGGCATTACTTCTAAGCAAGTGGTAGATGTGTATCGTTCTGAGTATCCAGAGTATCCACAATTCTGGAAAGATATTCAGAGGGCATGTCTCGATGTGGTTGGTGGTAGGGAATATGAATGTAATCTTGGTGGCCCCAACGGAAATGCTATCCGAGTTTACATGCATCGAGATGGGTTGATGCTGCGACTGCCAAGTGGTCGAAGCATTAGATATAACAATGCTACTATCATTATGAAAGATACCCCATGGGGTTCTAAGGCTCCTGCGGTTCAATATATGCACCCAAGGTATGGGCCGGTCGATCTATACGGTGGACTAGAAACTGAGAATATTGTTCAGGGTATGTGCAAAGATATCTTCCAACGTGGCGTAGATAAGCGTATGTATCAATGCGTCTTACATGCACACGATGAAGCTGTAGTAGAAATACCCGACAATGGGCGACCAGCATTAACGTTAACCAAGTTTACAAAGTATGGAAAGATGATGTCAAGTGATGTTAAGTGGGCACCCGGAATGCCAATCGGCGTTGAAGGGTTCCTGACAGATAGGTACTGCAAGAAACCATTAAAAGGTACTAAGAAGTACAAATTCCTACGAGGTAAAGTACAATGACAATTTCGAAAGGGTTCAAACTTAGGTTTGTCCCGATCACTGAAATTATGAAAGCATACGGCGTATGCGAACGATCAGTTCGGAAATGGATTGACTCAGAATTGCTAAAAGGTTACAAACTCCCCGGCAGTACACATAGGCGAGTATTGCGGGAAGAATATGAAAAGTTCAAGAAAATCTACCCACCACAAAACCATAAGGAATAGTAAGATGATTATCTCACGAGCTAACATTATTCAATGCTTCAAAGTCGGTCAGTTAATCTTCCGTCCCGTTGACGTTAATGGGGGACTGGATACTGTAGATGTAACATCAGTTAACAACGATCATCCACTAAACCGATTCGTTCAGACTACCATCTCATCCGCCAACCAGTGTATCTATGAGCCGACGGTATCGACTACTCCGAAAGGTATTATCACTTGGCTATCGGACGAATCAGGCAAACCGTTCTGTGGAACTGACATGCCAGAGAACTGGTGGGCATTGCGAATCAGGCGGGAGTGTAAGTCGCAAGTTCTGAACGCCACAATACTAGAAGCTGATAAAGAAGCGCTGGAGTATTACTTGCGGTGGCGGGAAGAAGTTAGCAAGTTGTTCGATAACTTGGATGCAGTTAAGGGGTTGCCCCTCGAACTTGCTCCCAATGCAAACCGACTGTGGTTCAAGCCTCAGTATGACGAGCCTATGGTTCGTGTGATTGCGTATGATGTTAACCCAATTAACTTCTAGCGTGTTGCATGGACGAAAACATAATACTGGCTCAGATTGATGTAACTAAGCCAGTCCTAGAATATAGCAAGTTCAGGACTGGCTTAACTTACTACGATGTGTACTACTTAGTTTGGGGTAGGAAACATAAACGTAGAAATACAGTATTAGGCTATTGGCATGAACTGAAACAAAAAATGTATACCCATTATATTAATTTGTATACAATGTATTCAGACCCAAACTATATACCTTTCTAGCGTGCGAGGTTTACCTTGGGTGATAAACGTAAATTAAAGAAGCGTAAAGCATTACTTGCTATTAGCAAGTTATGCCATTACTGCAAATGTAAACTTAGTAAACATACTGCCACCCTAGATCACGTTATACCAAAATCAAAAGGTGGCAGTAATAAACTGAGTAACCTCGTGTTAGCTTGCCACGAGTGCAATCGCAAGAAAGCTAATAAAGATTTTGTTGATTTCCTACTGGAGTTAGACTGATATGAAGCTAGAACTAAGATTCGATGGCACCGACACTTTCATAACAGTTAGTGCTGAGACCGTCAATGAGCGTAGGTTACTTGGAATGGCTTTGGGTGAAAGTGTTAACCGAGTTATCACTGGTAAGATAATCCTACCGAAAGGCTGCAGTAAATACGAAGTCGGCGGATTTGATGTACTAATACATCCACCAATAGACGGAGATATAAACTGATATGATTATTACAACAATTGATGTGCATGTGAGTCTTGCGAGACTTGAGAATGCCATTGAGTTACTAAAGAAGCGAATAGCAATAAATATGGTTGGAGATAAACTACCTAGCGTTAACATTAGTGATCGAGATAGATGCATTGTTAACTTAGTTATCGAACAACAATCGGTGCATGACGAACAGGCAAAGATGCGTACGGAAGCTGCATAACATAAAAGCCCCGATAGCAATATTGCTATCGGGGCTTATTTTGTTTACGGGGTCAGGCTGACAATAGGAATGTTATTCGCCGGCGGTTTGCGATCCATACTGAAGATCGTGACCATACCGCGAGTAGTATCAGCACTTGCTCCACCGACAAACCAGATATAGTTATCGGTGAAGTTAGCAACATTGATGATAGCAACACCATCGACCAATGCGGGAATAGTCCATGCTCGGGTAGTGCCTGAACCAAACGTACTAGTTAGCCCAGATACGATTGATGTGATAACGTTAATGTTATCAGCAACGATAACGATTGAAATATCCGCCGGGCCATTAAGCCCTGATAGGTCAATCAGGTTGTTAGTGGCAGCCAAGATATTGACTTGGCCAATCTTGTACTTTTCAAAATTCAGATCAGTCATGGAAATGTACCTGAGAATGCGGTGAGTGTTAATGCAGTATACTTGTTAACAGTGTTTACATTGTGTATGATGCAACTGAGTTATCGGGCTGAATGCGATCACGGAACGCGAGTAGCACACAACCGACATGTGATACAGCAGTAGCCGCACTTGTAACTCGAACATATCGCTTAGCATTGGTGTACATCTGAGTAGCAGTCTGGCCAGTGTTGCTAGTGCCTGCGGCAATGGTGCCCGACGTATCTGCTGTCTTAACACCAGCAACTGCGGTAGTGATCGTCGAGCCAGTGTATGGCTTGATGAGCAATGCTACCGTTTCACGTTCAACAGTGAAATCGTAGGCAGTTGATGGCACCATGCGGTTGCCCTTAAACTTGACCATCTCGGTAATGAACTTATTCATTGTGTTAGACCCATGAGAGTTTGTAATCGGCAGTAAGATAAGTAGCCTCAACGTACTCGTTGCTAACTCCGTTAACAAGTGACGCTGAGTCAACTACTGCACCTTGGTAAAGGAACTCGATAACTGCACCAACTGCATTGAGGATGTGAACCTTAATGGTATCAATAACCATCTCACCAATATGCCCAGTAACTGCAACACTTAGGTGACGTGTTCCTGTCAGCGTAACAGATTTATCATAGCTGGCAGTAAGTATTTGTAGCCTACAAGTTGTATAGTTTAGCTTGTAAACTTTATTAACATTGTCCCACGTCCTAGGTGGATTACCAACATTAGCAAGTACACTCCCAGTTGCTCCAACAGTGATAGAGTAATCGTAGTTAGCCATGCATCAACTCCATTAAGTGTTTCACTGGCCAGTAATGGAATTCACACCAAGTATCGTGGCAACCACAAGCAACCTTGAAGTGCGGTTCAGCACCGCGAGTCTCAACTACAATGCCAGCGGGAAAGGTAACACTGTGTAAGTAACCTTCTGGTTTAGTAGTTAGGTCAGCTTTGTACAGTGGTTCATACATCCAGTTAACTATGTTAAATCGGTTATCAAACGTGTAGGCTGAATAGTTATATATCCGTCCTTCGTGATCTAACGGGTGGTCGGGGGATCGCCCAACCTCAGTGAAGCTATGGAAGAAGTGCCAGTATAGGTTGTCATACTTAATGACGGCCCCACCATGCAACACCCCATTAGGTAAGTAGACATTCTTCAAAGCGTACTGACTTGCTATCTCAGCAAGCTCGCCATTAACCTTGAGGATGATGTGCGGTGTCATTGAGTAGACACAGTATAGCTCCCCATCGGTATGCTCGAAGAATGCCCAATTCTTCTCAACTACATCTAGCCTACCCGGAAAGGTTGGCATGTAAACTTCTTTAACAACTGGACTGCCATCAGCAACTTTGGGTAGCGTGATCTTGCCGTAGAAGATACGTATGCGGTTATTAGTTACCCCGGTAAACGATACATACAACTCATCTCGATAGACCCATAGCCGTGGGTCTTCATGACTGCCCCTACATCGGCCATCGTTAATAATGAGTCGCTTACCGTTCAGCATAATCTTGCTATGGCCCTCAATGACTCTTACTGCAACATACTCAGTCCCGTGGTACATTGCCACAGATGGATTGAACTCTCTCACAACGCCATCTGTAAACCTAGTTATCAATGGAAGCATTGTATCCTCGACAGGTTGGGCCACAACCTTTGCAACGACAAACTATGTCGCCCATAGGTTGCGTCGGATGTTCACAGTATCTCCAGTCACGAGCATGATCTAATCCGGCAGTCTCTCGCTGTTTACCAGTGAGTGGGCTACCTAAGTGTTCACATGGTTTGATAACTGGTAAGTTGATGACTGGGTTAACATTAGATGATCGGCTAACTATTTTGTACTTAGTGCTAATTATCATGCACAAGTCCCCTCTGTTATAACTAAATCGAAATCAAGTTCTAGGGATAATGTGTTTGAAGATGCTGTCCAATTAAATAATATGTATACTAAATGTTGGCAACAAACACATACTTCACCGGGTAACGTTATTGTTGCATCTGGCGTTATAAGTGTTCCACTACATAGGGATGTGGTACTAGTATCAACTACGGCTGTTCCCCCTCCCCCTGATGTGCATGGGGAATTGTTGTATATTGCAAAAGTAGTAGTTGATACAAATCCGGGATTATCTGGGTTAGTATCTTCACATGGTGCAGTAAATCCTGTAGATGTAAAATTAGTTAACTTCAGTTGATAATCACACCCACCCCTTGGTGGGCAAAATATTAAACTTACTGAAGCTGCGTATAAGTATAATCCGGGGCCAATACCATCTGCTAGCGGGATAGGGGTATTGATTCTAGTAGTACCAAGTAGCACAGTATCGCCAGCACTACATATGCATTCCGGACAAGCTATAGGCGGACACTCACAGCAACCTGCTTGGTGGCTGAATCGGATTGGCGAGATTGTAAAATCGTTGTACAAATCCGAGACGTACACGTTAGACTTGCCTGCTTCACATCGAACGTCAGCCACATAAGTGTTGACCAACATTGGGTCTCGGCCACTACCACTACTGCCAGAGCTACTACCAGAACTACTGCTGACACTTGGTGGATTGCATACTTGGCATGTATAGATAACTGGTATGTTATCTTGCACGCCAATTAGGTCACCCATGCATATAGCGAATGGTTTTACTTCAATATCTGGGCAAACATATACATAGCATAAGTTTGGCTCAGGTACTGGTGAAACTTCTAATGGGGAGAATTTAGTTGCATAGACAAACCGACCTATGCAAATATCTTCTCCCACAGTTACTATTTGCACGAATTGAGTAGCAAGTGTCTGGGCACCGTTAACTCTCAATTGCTGCGTATCGAATGATTCACGATCCATCTTTGTTAACTTAGTTAACACCGTCCCCATCGTTTCGCGATCTATCATTGTAGCCCCAATACGCCAAAGTTAAGGGGTTCCCAATCCACTGGAACATACGGGGTATACTTGCGATAGTAAGCCAGTAGCCTAACATCGGCAGTAGTAGATACCCAGTTTGTTTGCGTTGCACCTAATGTCTTGCGTTTCAACTTGAACACACCAGTATCAATACCCCCCTCAACAATCATAACTTCGAATTTAGTCTTATCAGTTTTATCCCTAAGTTCTATTGCAAACTCAGTATTGTTGGGGCCGGGTATTAATCCATTAGCAAGTGCATTAGCTGGTGGCGGTGGAAACTTAGCTAACAAAGCTGGGACAGCACTAATATCGTAAGTCTTAGTGTCTGGTGTTATATTAGCTAACAAAGTATGGGTTGCTGTTTCAGCTAAGTATCCCCTACCATTCAATAACTGTGGGTTAGTGTATGGTTGACGGCTGAATGGGTCGATGTTAATATTACCAGTTATGTTACGATAGTCGGCATCTAGGTAGTAGTCAAAGAATGAATCTGGGTAAATACGGAATTCCATTTCTGTAGTTTCTTGCCAGAAGATTCTACCGTTACTCAACATCCGTCGGCCTTGGATATCATTGATCCGACCAGTTAATGGTGGGAACTCCAAGAATGCTTTCAAGTTCAACTTGAAGTTATACTGTCGTTTCCTAGCCATTGGGAATTCAGGAATGTTACGATTAATAGTTATGAGGTGTCGTGAGTATTCATATGAGGGGATAGGGTCAAACCTATTCCCAGCAGATGTTAATACTGGCACACCAAGTTGGTCAAAGATCAATGGGGCGTTGTACTTAAACGTCCCAAAGTATACTTCGGGCGGTTGATTAAGCGGGTCATCAGTAGCAAGTGCAACGAGCCTATCGGTATCGTAAACTACGTTAACAAATTTCATCTTCTTGTTAGGCGTGTTGCTTACTGTTACACTCACCACAGTAGCTAGGGCATTACCCGGATAAGGCTGCCCTAGCTGAATGCCAACTGTGGTCAATGCTGGATCGCTTAGGACTTCTTCTTCTGACATTAAAGTGGTACTCAGCTTGGCTAACCATTTCCTGCGATATTGTTTTCCAACAACTTCGCGGAGTAGGTTATTCCGTACAAGCCGAGACTCACCTTCGTAGTCCTCTAACAACCTGAGATCAAGGATTGCCATTTGGTTTACCCCACAACAATTGTTCTACTTGTTCAGGTTTCATATTTGTTAACTTCTCTAACAATTTGTTATGTCGATTTTCAATCTCGACAAGTTGGTTGATACCATCAACCATACGTTGCATTGGATCACGGCCCTTGAGTTCTCGTTCTAGCATTGACTTGCTAATCTGAGACTCAGTATCGACCGAGAACATACGTTGAGCATTAGGCATGTTCAGTGACTGGCTACCTAGCAAGCTCTCCATGCCCGTAATCAACTTGCTGTATTGCCGAGCCTGAATGTCTTGTGGGAGCAGTTTTAGTGGCGAAGATTTAATCAACATCATGTGTTTCAAATCTTCAATCAGTTTCTTAGATTCAGGCTTGTTTGACTCGATCATGCTGTTGGCATTATTCATCAAAGTTTCTTGCCGAGCCATGATACCCATCAACGTTCTACCAGCCTTTTGTATTTCTTCAAACTCTTTGAATTCTTTTGGCAGTATGTTAACCCGTTTATCATTCTCATCCCAGATTCGTTTGTTGTATTTATCATCAATGTTGGACAATGCTGTCTTTAGGTCGGGGCCACCAATGTCTAACTTCGCATCGCCGGGCAACTGATTTATACCATACATCACAAGAGTAGCGATTTTCTCGATACCTTGTGCGATACGGATAAACAAGTTCATACCCATCTTCACCCCCGCCCACAATTTATCAATAGAATCCATAGCCAGTTGAGTTAGGCTTACCCCATTATTCTTAGCTTCTCGCAACACTCCATTGATGATGCTAGCATACACTTCAAGGTATACTGATGCTATCTGCAAGAATGCCATCTTGAACTGAGTAGCCGCTGCATTAAACACTGTGAGAGTAGTATGCAAGCGATCAAGGGTATTGTCTAAGAATGCGTTAGAATTCTTATTTGCACCCCCCATACCATTTAACATAGCTTCCTGTTTAGCCCTCTCTTGTGCTGCAAAGGATTCATTAGTGAAAGCATTAGCAACTCCATATGCCTCTTTACCTAGTACCATTAGCAACCTAGAGGCACGTTGTGTATCATCAGCTAATCCGCGAATCTCGGCTTGGAATTTCTCGAATTCTAATGTGCCGGGCCGCCCTTCGCTGAGACTAGCTATTGTCCTTGGTTCGATAGCGTTGGCTTGATTCTTTCCCGCAATTGCGTATGCAGATGTATCCCCGAGATTCATCCTCCTATTTAGGTCATATACAGCCTGCATAGCATTTAGGGATTCTTGGCTGCCTACCCCTATCTGCTGCATTTGATATGTAAACGAAGATAACAAACCAGCAGTAGTTCCTAGCTTAGCCGCATTTACTTGCGTCTCATGCAGGCTATGTGCGAATGACATAAATCCATCGGCCATTGTAGTCAAGCCGAAGTATGCACCTAACCCAAGTAACGAAGATACAAACTTCATCGAGCTATTGCTCGCTTTACCTACTGCGTTGATCGACTTTCGCCAAGTAGACATGTTATGGATATTAGACTGAATATCCCTATCTCGCTTACTCATGCCCTTAGCATCGTTTGCAACTGAGTCCTTACCCATAGCTGCACTAGCAAATGTTGCTGTATTACGAGCGAGATATTTCATCGCTCTACCAATTTTATTGGCTTGCAAGTATGCTTTGTCGAAGTCTTTATACTTAGCTGAGATGAGCAAACTAGCTTGCTTTGTTATTCCCATTGTTTGCCCCTCTTATTGAGTTACTTGCTAACATATGCATGTGCATGTTGCACAGGATAGTATCCTCATCATCTTGATCGCGAACTATGCCCATAGCTTCATCATATAGTTCACTTCTCGGCGGAATCTTTGATCCATTGAACTCCCCTCCCCCACCTAACGCAGCCCCGATTGTATGCTGGATTAGCGATAGCAAGAGTTCAATGCGTTCTAGGGGAGTGGGCAGTACTGAATATCTTGACTTCATTCTTGCCCATTGCTCACCAGTTAACTGAGTTAACAAAAGTTCGGGGGGCATAAGAAACCCTTCTGATATTCTCAGAAGGGATTCGTCCGCCGGGTTTAGTCGTTTCCCTCGTCGTCATCCTTATCCATAATGCCATTCAGCAATGCAGTTTCTTCATACACTTTATCCAACACGCTACTGTCTTTGATGGTGTTCAAAAACTCTTCGGCTGAACTGAACATCAAAGCAGTCGTTGGGGGTTCTGCGGCAATCAGTGTCATGGACACCAGCAAACCCTTTTGCTTGCCGAACTGAAACTGAGGGTCTTTACCCTTGCGAACCTTAACCATCTTCACATCGTACTCTTGGCGTTCTGGGCCAGTGAGAGTACGGACGTACACTGTGATAGTGCCTGAGTCAGCGGTAATTGTCACTGGCTTAAACTTAGTCTCAGATACGGCTTTGGCAAACGCTTCTTTCAATGACATAGCAAGTTGTCCTTATGTAATGATGTATAACAGGCCAGCCTACAATATTGTAGGCTGGCTTTGTAAACTGAGTTATCACTGAGTTGGAACACCAGCTGTATCGCCACCACCACCGACTGTGATGGAAGGATTGTTGTTGCGAACTGCACCGGGGAGCGTTGCACTCCAAGTGAGTTGAACAGAGCTTACACCCGGAGGGCCATAGATCGGGCTAGTGCTACCCCAAGGTGCATAGCTTGCGGGAACAGGGCGGTAGCAAATCCAGCTAACTGGAAGCACTTGCATAACACCTGACCACAAGTTGCCTTCTTCACCAGACATAGGTAAGTGATGAACTTGACCAAGCCAAGTGTATTCGAAGCCTGTTCGAGTTCGTAAACTGTATTGACAAATCTTATCTTGCGTGAACCAATCAAGTAGTGTGATGTACGTGATTTGTCCAGCACTTGATACAGTACTTGCACCTGAACCGCTTGCCGCATACATGCGAGGAACTTTATTCAAGTTCAATTCGATAGGAGCAATCTTCTTGGTGCCTGCGTATTGCTGAGTCCAGAAGAATTGCTCTTCCAGATTATCAGCTAACCCGATTGGCCCCTGCCACATTTCGGTGGCATCGACCTCACCACTTCGCTCCATGTTAACTCCGTTAACACCTTTAAGCCCGAAGCAGTACCGGAATACGGTATCACTTGCTTCAGCCGCGAATAGCTTAATCCCTTTAGCTAGTACGCGATTTGAAAAGTCATTAACTACTGTAGACATTATTTGTTACCTCTCTATGAAAGTACACCAGTTGCATCGAAGTAGTTTTATATCCTTTCTCCTGTAACTCAATAGCGTATTCTAGCGACTCCTCATCGGTAACTATGTCTAACCATTCAAAACCATCACCACTATAAGTGGTATATAAATCTTCGTTGTTTTTATCAGATGCTAAGTTCAGTATACTTTGTGCTGAGTTGCGTAGTATATCCGAATCCTTAGAAACGATTGTTACTGAGTACTCGGCAGTACTATATCCTGATACCCCAGAAGTTTCAATGAACGGCATGTTTGCCCGCATGTTATATAACGCACACGGGAAATTCTTAAAACTCTCATTGGTTTGATATACCTCCAAGTGGAATACTTTACCAGCAAGAGTAGCGTTCGTGGTATCAGATATGATCTTGGCTATTACTTCATCGAATGTCATTCGAAGCTCCTAACCCCGAATACGGCAGCTTGGTGAATGCTGCCTAAGTTAGCATTTACAATTGCTTGTAAATTTATGTATGCTGGTTGAGGGCCGGACGTTCGTGGGTATTTTGGTTTAGCTGCTGGGTCAGTAGTGCGGGGATGGAAGGGGGGTTGTCGCAGTAATTGCTTAGCTTGACCACGACCTTTAATCAGGAACTTAGCATACATATGTGAAACTTGTTTACGCCCCTTGTATACCAATTCCTGTTTACTCTTTACCCCTACAATCAGAACCAAGGTATCTCTGGCTCGGTAGTATTTCACCCGATAAGAAATACTCTTGTATAGCAATCCTGATCGTCGGTGCTTAGCGAAGGCTGACTTCATGTAGTACTTCATGCGATTAGCGGCTTTCGAGTAAGCTACTCTAAGCCGCTTAATCCTATCCGTACCAACAAACTCGGTGAGCATTGGCCGAAGCAATTCATCTAATCCTTCGACTTTAACTTTGAACTGTATTACTGCCATGACTACCCCCTATGTAAACTGGGTTTACAAGTTTACATTACTGGTTTGTCACACATCCATAGAACCAAAGTTCTCGATTCTGGAAATCTGGAGTTACTGGAGTAGCAATATCAATCAATACCCACTTAAACCCATTGTACCAATACAGCCTAGATAGGGGTATTAATGCGGGGGTAAACCAAGACTTAAACTTGAGGGTTATGTCCGCCCGAATACCTTTAGCAACTACGAGTTCCCTGCCAACCAGCGGTTCGATAGATGCCCGTATCTCTTTAGCAACTTCTGGGGCTGGTGGGGTAGTAGTCAGGTTATTGTAGTAGTTGTTATCGTTGTAGTCATACTTCATATCCTTCTTGGCGTCAATCGTCATAGTTGGATTGAAGATGTAAACTCGGTGAACAAACTTTCCGGGATCGGGCATTTACCACCACCATTTATTTGTACGAATCAGTTCATCAATACCGAAGGGCATTTGCTGTAGCAAAGCCTGCGATGCTGTTTCACGATTCTTGTACCAGTGAGCCACTAGCAACTTAACGCAATGGAGTATTGACATTGGAATGTCAGGTATCGTTGCATATCCAGCGGTGAATGTAATTGATACATTAGCAACTTGTTGTGGGTTGGAGAACGGCCATACGTTGCCAACTTTAGGGAATATAGATGGTGGTTTATAGTTCCTTATCTGCAACGTGGTCGGATCAATTGATTGTGTACCGGCGAAGATATCAACATATGTTAAACTAGTTATCGTTCCGATTGGCCACACTGGTAGGACGATACCAGTCATAGCTGGTATCATCTGATTCATAGACTGCCAGAAGTATGGAAATCTTTCAATCACTAAAGTATGGCTACGTCGAACAAGGCTAGTGTTAAGTTGATCTTCTAGGTACGACATGGCCGTTAGGCACAAGTCTTGGATGTAGTCATCATCAGCATCTATACCAATCGTCCAAAGGTGGGACTTTAGCTTAGCTAAAGTCACCACCATATTGGCCGATGTTAGATTATCCCTTGTTAGGTTCCACAGGATCATTGCCGTACTCCGTTGGAGCCTTGCCTTGCGGGTCTGGAACTTCTACATCGAATGGAGTAATTTTCTTACCTGCAATCTGGTGCGGCTTAATTTCAACAAAGCATGGGGATGGCCCATTCTCGTCTACGCTAGCCTTCAGCTTGGTAATGATTTTCTTATCTTCGATGTTGTAATATCGGCCGGCGAAAAGAATGCAATCCGCACCAGCATATGTCTTGAGCATCTTGACGAGCATGGTAGCAACTCCAATGATGTAGAATGATAACTTAGTTAGCAATGGTATCTGGTTTAGTATTTTCTTCAGTTGCCTCTGGCTCTTGCTCTAGCTCTGCCAATGGCGGAGTGGCGGGCACCGCAATCGGCTGTTCGTGGCACAGTTCAATGGTACCTAACGATAGCAACTTATCGCGGAACATATCATCCGCAATAATATGCTTGGAACCCAATGGGAATGCGTTACCATCGGCGTCAGCGTATGACGAAAGGAATTTAACGAGCATCGTGAGAATCCTGATACGAGTAATAATTGCACATGTAAGCCCCGGCAGATAATACTGCCGGGGCTTGTAAACTAAGTTAGCTTACGTGATGCGAAGGCGGCTGAATGCTTCATCGTTGACAGGCATCCCGTCGGCTTCTGCCATCGCGAAGAACGCGGTTTGAGCAGTCTGGGCGAAGAGCTGATCCACAATGCGAATTGCAAGTGCGGGGTTCTTGATCGTCCAGTAGTAAGTAGGATCGCAGAACATACCGACGTATGCACCGCTGGTTACAGTGTTGGGGCAGAACTCGCTCATCATGATCGGGTGGCCGATCACGGTAGAGGGTTGTTCTGGCAGGGTAGCGAAGTTGATGAGCGGACGGTTGTTGCTATCAACCAGCTTCATGATAGTGCCGACGCTGCTTCGGTGGAAAATCCAGATCGCCTTTTGGTGGTACTGAACTTTCAAGCCAAACTTCGCATCGACCATACCAGCGTAGCTGATGCCAGCACCTTGGAGAACATCGCGACCGGTACCAATACCACGGGTAGAAGCCGTGAACATACCGAGCGGTTTGTTAACCCCGTTACCAGCGAAGAAATTGGCTTCCTTCGTTCGGGCGATGTGGTACGCCAAACGATTTTCGATCAAAGCCATCGGGGATACCGACAGGCCGCTATTATCATCGCTGGAGAAGAAAGTCTTCGACGTGATGGTGTTGAGCCACATGTCAGAAACTTTGATCATCGAACGGAACGGATTGAGAACCATTGCTCGCTTGCCAAACGTCTGAGCAGTAGTCTCAGGGATGGTAGCGATTTCAGTCGTCCACGACAGATCATCCATTTCGGTTTCAATGGATGGGATACCGAGGGTTTTGGTTTCGGTCAAGTCAATATTTGTGGACAGCTTGCTGATCCACAAGATATCGTCAACCTTCTTGAGAATCCGGTCGCTCATCTTTTCCGGCAGCATCAAGAAGCCACCATATGCGGGAGCAGTCAGTTGCACATCCCGGTATTCGTTGCGATTCAGGACGTTACGATCACCCTTGAAGTAGGCAGTCAAGCATTCTGCTTGACGCTTTTCCAGTTCAGTCACACCACCCGTTTCGCGGTATTGGCCGCGAAGGTGAGGCGGAACCTTCATGGCTTCTTCATCGTCAACCCGAATGGCTGCCCACAGCTTTTCGCGGGTTTCAATCTTACCATTGAGATTGTCAACTTCATTAACAAGTTTGGTGTACTGCTCATTTTCTTCGGCGGTGAATTCCCGCTTTTCGAGCTTGGTCTTGTTTACCAGTTCGAGGGCTTTGGTAGCAACCTCGGAACGGCTGGTACGGAAATCAACGACTTCTTTGTAGTCGGCTGCTGACACTGGCATGTTACTTACTCCGTAAAGATTGAAGTTTCGACAGTTGTTCATCTGTAGGTAGCGGGAAGGAAACTGGTTTAACTTTGTGTCGATCAATGTAGTCTACATAACTTGCTTCCCGTAACGTAACTTCGGTATCTGGATAAGCGGGGTAAGGGGTCAGAGAGATCTCGAAGAGGCACGATTTTAAGATCGTTCGTTCAACGTAATCTTCTTTCTCTTTGTTAAGCCAGTTATCATCTTCGACGTTGAAGCCGGGTGATACACCAGCAACGTCTTGCCTCTTAACAAGTTCCGCAACATCGCGGCCAAGGGTCGTGTTTGGTAAGTCAAGCTCAAAGTACACCCCATCTTCCCTGAAGTCGAGTACTAGCGATTTATTGCCAGTCTTACCTAAGACTTGCTTGGTATCATGTTGGTATAAAGCAACTACTCCTCTGTCTGATGGGTACATTGATCGGGTGGCAAACTTCTCAACAAATCTGCCCATTTTGACAGATAATGAATTATACGGAACCGCCAGCCCCGACACCTTTACCGAGTTTGTTTCCTGACTTGTCCGTACCTCCAGTTTTACTAGGGTCTGGTCGAACGTCGTCCTCATCTGGTTCGTCTGCATCGTCATTCTCCATATCCGAGAGGAACGGTTTTAGTATTTTGTTAATCAGTTTAACATCTGCGGTTGGCATTAGTAGCTTAGCAACTGCACGAGCCGAGGTAGTGGTTAGCTTCTTAGAGTTACGTAGCAAGTCGTAGAATCCATTCATAACTTCCATTGGCACTGGCGTGCTTGGGTCGGTATCACCAAGTACCTTCATGGTAGATGGTACAATACGTTGATCCCCCGCACCTGCCCTACCCTCATCATCGCCCTTCGGCAATAATGGAGTATTGTACTTGGTTGAAATATTGTTCAACGTCAGTAACCCCATATTGCGTGCAGCACTAAAGTTAGCAAGTTGAACAGCCTCAGTCATTAAGGTTAGTGCCTTAGTATCAAACCTAGACTCATATGTCTTGCTATCTACTTTGTTAATCAGTTTAACATTTGCCTCTTGGTTGATCTTATCCAACCAAGCTCTGAGACAGAAACTGACAAAGAAGTTATACTGTTCTTCGGCGGATAGTGCTGCCGCCGTAGTTCCCACCGCCAACATGAATGGCGGTATATGTAGCCAGCGACAAACTTCTTCAACAGAGAATTCCCTAGTCCCAAGGAATTGCCCTTCTTCTGGGGATATGCCCGTTTTGTTAAACGTCATACCTTCATCGAGAACTACAACCCCACGGCCTTGCGAGTTACTAGCTGTCTCAAGTCCCTTCGATTGCTCCTTGTAAGATTCCTTGATATTTATCTTGGCTTCTTTCTTGAGCTTCATCGGGTGGGTTATGATGCCCGTAGCTTGACCATCACCAGCGAAGAATCGGGCACCAAACTCTTCTACAGCAAGTCCTAGACCGATTGATTCTCGGCAGAAGTCAAGGATGCCATATCCCCGAACACCATCGTACATGAAGCCGGGAATCTGCATAACCTCGTTGTTATCATATGTAACAATTTCCTTCTTACCATCAATCGTCAGTGTGTAGTCGAACTTCTTCGCACCCTTGGAGTCGAGGTACGGTTTAACTAAGTCGGGTTCGAGCGGCCACAGCGATTCGGCAAACATATCATCTTCACCTTTGTCGATGAGGATGTATGCGTTACCTTTCATCAGTGCCCGCCAGATGATCCATTCCTTAAATGTAAACGGAGTAAACAATTGATTGGGACGGTAATATAGCAAGTGTGAAGCGATGTGTTCACTTCTGTCTTGCCCTTCGATTACCAGCTTTCGGTCAATGCACCAAGGCATACTTGCGATGGATGAAGCTATCAGCGATACACCTGAGAAGAATGGAGCAAGTTTAAGTGCCGCATCTTCCCCGACGTATTGCCCAGCCTTAGTCTTAGTGCCTGACCCGAAAAGCATTGTCATGTACGGGTCTTTTGGCGATATGCTATCGACAAAGTAAGATCGTACTGACAATGCTAACCGAGTTAACATGCTCATAGTTGAAACTCCATAGTTGAAAGCCCTTGGTTTTCATAGCGGCTACGGAACTCAGGCTCGCAACTAATGAAACATGATAAGGCAATTGTTAATGCCGCAAACCCGTCGATTTTATTCGACGAGTTCCTCTTGTCTAGTTTCACGTTTCCTGATGAATCAGTATTTGCTCGCAAGTTACCAAACATCCAATCCATAACTGGACTAGGTTCAAGTCGAAGCCGACCAGATACAATTAACGCAGCGAGGAACCGAGTAGGTTCATTCATATGCGTACCATTATATCTAACCATCTCAACTTCTGTATCTAGGCCATAGTCTTCAATCAAACCTTCGATAACTTTGCGGAATCGGGTAGCGTTGTACATGTCGATGCCGACCTTCACAATCTCAGATTCTTGGAACTCCTCTAATGTTTCCTTCTCCATCAATCCATCTGGCATGACTACTGCGTCTGGGACGAGCTTCATGTGCTTCTCTTCCCAAAACTTTTCATACCTATCTCGATTGTGCTGGTTGGCAGTATTGCCTGCTTCACTAGGTGCCCAGAACATAGCCTTAGCACAGATTATGCTATGGCCATTTTCCTCTTCTTCCCATATGCCAACAGCGGCACACAAGTCGATGGAGTCAGCAAGGTCAACTCCGATGAATATGCGTTTACCGCGGAAGTTAACTGGGTTAGCAATTACCTTCTCGTTACACATATCCCAGAAACGGTACGGCAACCAAGTAGCCAATGCCCTAGTAGGCATGTTCAATCGGTATCGCTTAAACTCTGATTCAGAAGCACCATTCTGCTTAGAGTTCTCATAGTCACGTTTGAATTCAATGTGGTCGATAGTTCCATCCCACGATGGATTAACTCGCTTCCACACTTCTGGGTCATTCCAATCATCGGAAGGCTTCATTGCATATACACAAGCTAGCAAGTGTATATCAATCTTCCTGCCTTCTTGAACTGCCAATGCTGCATTGAATCGTTCCCACCATAGGGCTTGTTCGTCAAGTAATCCGGCAGTGGATAATACAAAACGTATACCTTGTTTACGTGCAGCGGCACCGTATCTCAAAGCTCCCCAAAGTTGTCTATTCTTTTGAGTGTGAAGTTCGTCAAAGAATAGGCCATGTATATTCAACCCTTCATTACGGAAAGCATCGGCTGAAATTACTTCATAGAAGCTATCCATTAAAGGGCAGTCTATGTGTTTTATAGAATCTTTTACCCGGACTAAACTAGCAAGTGCTGGACTACGTTTAATCATTGACTGAACTGATTTGTACATCAGCCCGGCTTGTCGTCTATCTGAACCCGCACTGTAAACGTGGGCACCGACTTCGCGGTCGGCTATGAGAACGTATAATACTAGTCCAGCCATCAGAGTAGTCTTGCCATTCTTCTTCGGAATCCAAACTTCAATCTCCCGAAACCTACGGTATCCGCTTGGCAGCTTCCAGCCAAATGCTGGGGCTATTACACGTTCCCATTGCCAAGGTAAAGGGTAGAATGGTTTGCCGGCGGATTCCCCACCGTCAATATGTTTAACGAATTTACAAAAGAAATCTAACACTCGGGTGGCTGCTTTTATGTCAAAATAGCAACCTTCTCTAACTGCTACTTCGTCTGACTTAGTAACCACCCAATCACTTGTTAACTCACTTAACTTGTAATCATGTGGATACTTGGGATTCATCAGGTTCACCCCGCAAGAACTTTAGCAACTCTTGTGGGACGGCATCCAAACCCTCTTTCTTTCGCATTACTCGGTTCAAGCCAAGTTTATCTGATAGCAACGCCAAAGTCTTAATCAAACTCTGGGCATTCCATTGTAGTGGGTTTGCTTTAACCATCCCGTCAATAAAGATAACCGGGTTAGCATTTAATTGTTCATTCAGCGTCTTGAGTTGGTCAGCAGTTTGGCTGAATGACTCAAGTAGTACGTAGTCGGTTGGTGAGAGTTCTTCCCCATCCAACATCTTCAGAGTTGCTTGCCAAATGCTCTTACCGTATGGTTTGAGATTCGGGGTCATGAAAGGTAATACGCCGTCCATAGCAAGCTCCTACGATGTTATACTTATCCGGTGTACCTCGACGAGGGCGACTACGTAACGTATGGTGTATACACTAACGTTGCTGCCTTCTGGTAGTTCTGTAACTTCGCGGTACAGTGAGTATCGCTTTAACATATTGTAAACTAGTTTAGCATTATCGTCCAGTTCTTCGACAACTCTATCAGGTATATCGAACGAATGCTTTGACTTCATAGCTACGAAGTGTAGAGCGTCCGCAAAGTTAGTGATATTGATTAGCCTACATACGCAGTCAATACGTTGTGTTTTGCGTGAGTGACACGCATGGCAACTTGGTATGAGGTTTTCAATGACATTATCAGAAGTACAACCAGATAGGTGGTCTATCTGGTTGCTCTGATTCTTGTAGCAATACATACAATAGTAAGATCGAGCAAAAGCAAGTCTACGCAATTTCTGCCACCGCACCGTTGAGTACAACTTGCTTTTGACTCGATCTGACATTGTAGTATCCTAGCGTAAACGGAACAATCCACCAAACGGCTTCCACCGGGTATCCACTTGCTGCTCCACCTGTTGACAGTTACCACCGACACATCCCGGCGAAGGTGCGGGGGTAGGGGTGGGAGTAGGGGGTGTAGGGGTGGGGGAAGGGTTTGGGTTTGGGTTTGGGGGTGGCATCAGGGTCGGAGCCGGGTTTGGGGCGGGTGGGGCACCAAATCCCAACTGAATGTTAAATGATGTAACACCTGACGATTTCAACCGTACTTGTGCTTCAGGTGTCAGGTCAGTAATACTGAAGTTAAGCGTTCCAGCTGGCGTAGGTGCTGGCGGAACAGGGGGTGTCGGGCCGACCGGTGGTGGAAACGGTGATGCAGGCAAACGTCCACCAGTCAAACTTGTCCATAGTGGAGCAAGTGTTTCATAGTGGAAACCGTTAGGAGCATAACCCTTCTCGTTGAACCATTCTAAGCTGAATGTAGCGATACATTCAGGGTCGTTGTTAGCAAGGAACCGAGGGGTTACTTCTACTGGTGGGTTAAGTCCCCAAGTTTGTAGAGAGAAGTTTCCATTCTTCTTTCGTCCAGTTAGCAACACTGCGTGGCCACCGATTACGTTGCCAGTTTGAGTGTCCCACAAAACACCGGGTTTGATGTTCTGCATCACGCTCTTAGGCACCGCAAAGGTATACAGTGTTGGGCCAAATGCAAACTGAGTTAACGAAAGTGCAACCATATCGGTTGAACTTACGACCGCATAGTCGAGAATCTTATGCGGCCCATTCGGCCCAAGAGTTCCATTCTTGGCTTCAGGGAAAATCTCAGAATCACTAAGACCGTTGTCCCCGCCGGACAGTTGCAAGTATCGCTTGACAACCTTATCGACAGGGAAGTCGGCCAATACATCCTTACCAGTGGCATTCGCATTCATTGCGATATACAGTTTGCAGAGAGCTACTAGGTAGCAATCTCCATACTGATCGTTCCCCAACATGGGGAACTTGATTGTGTTTCCTTTAGTCCAGTCGAACGTCTCAGGTGCAGTGAATGCGGATTCGAGTGCAACACGCATCTTCTTGTCGAGCGAGAACCGCTTAGTCCCTGAACCGACTCGAAGTTGATCGCGGTCAACCAGCGTGATTTCGCCGGGTTGAACACCTTCAACTTTTACTACGATTGGCTTGACTTTGACGTCTGGTTCTGCTGACTGAGTTGTAAACCCGGTTAGCAAACCGAGCAACATTACCCAGATAAATGGCTTCTTCATATTCCACTATTTCCTTACTTGTGGGTAGGGGTAGGATGCGTGTGGGTGGCATCTGTAACAACAACTTTCTTAACTGGGTCTTTTGCTTTCATCTTATTGCGATCAAATTGAATAACAACTTGACCACCCGGTGCATTCGGAGCCGGGAATGTAATTGTCTGATGGTTCGCCCAAAACGACGCTAAAGCAAGTGCTAGAAAATCCATACCATTACTCTTTGTTAGGGATTGCAACCGGCGGTTGCATTGCGACCCCGGTCATTGGAATACCAACATAGATAACTTGAGGGATTACTGGCGGTGCAGGTGGTGGTACGTTAGTCTTGCCAGTCATATACATGTACGTGGCGACAAGGAATCCAAACATTACGACGGCGAATTGAACCCACTGACGGATTACGTTGAGCTTGTCAATCATAGCAAGTGAACTCCTGATGTACTATTGAACTTTGATAACTTAGTTAACTAAACAAATACCATGCTGACTGCAAGTCCGTTTGGGACAGTGGGGAGCGTACCACCGAAGAAAGCAAGTGGGCAGTTTATGAATCTAATCAAGGTGTATGCCTTAGTTCCATCACCGTGGCCATACCACCCAAGCTCACCTGCTGCTAACGCCCGACCACCATTAGTGCCTTCAATGGCAATGGCAACATTGTTAACAATTGGACTATCGTATATCGCAACCATCTCACCGGGTGAACCGGGTGATGACGCTATGCTACTATAGTCAACGTCAGAGGATGCAGCACCCGTGAAGTATATACCGTACTCTTGGCCGACCCCAGTTAGTGCCGGTGGGCCATATTGATACGTTACGTTACGGCGGAATACTGCACCACCGTCCGACGCTCCAGTAGCTGTTAGGGCATGCTTAGAGTAATGACTAAATGTCCAGCCATCTATAATGGTGAACACTTTGAGCATACTTGCATACGTTATTACCGGGTTATTTTGTATAACCCTACCATATGCGTTAGTATCAGTACAATCAATTAATGTACCTAACGTTACTTCGATATTACCTTTGCAGAACATGCCAGTTAGGTCAAAGTTAGGGATAGCTTTGCTACCCTTGAACGTTAACGTATTTGGGTTAGTCCCTGTCGGTAAGCAGATGTATGTTGCACCAGCTGACGTAGTGTAGTAGCTATATTCCTTAGCTTGCAATGCGGCTTTGACAGCTGCAAAACTAGCACCTACCGTGCAAATGAATGGAGTAAAGTTAACTCCGTTAACAATCCAAGGAACTCGATTGGTTACGTTTGTTCCAATGAATTGCCATACTTTTGATGCACCTGCCGCGTCTGGTTGTGTCCACGAACCTGACATAGTGTCGCCAAGCAAGATACGCGTACTGCCCGCAGAGGTCAATTCAATGCCAATACCCTGTCCCAACATAGCAACACTTCCGATATCAACGTCACCCGCTGGGAGTATGGCTTTATCCCCCAATGAGTTTAATGCCCCGGCTACATATGAGTCATATGCTGCACTCTTATTGGCCGCCGTTGGGCAGTTGGCATATGTCGTTGTTGCGTTTGCGTATCTACCTAGGATTTGGTTATCGTTAACCTTGTTAGCAAAATCTGTCGGGCTGGTTACTTTGTATATTGTTCGCTCGTTTGTGGGCCACAAGAAATCACTTGGTTGGCTCTGTGCATTGGCATACGTTGAAGCGATATACGGTCGCAGCATTGCAACCCGGCCTTCGATCGGGGGAGCGTATGGCGTACCTGCCCACCGATATATAAATCTTCCGGGTTTAACAACCCATAGATATGGGTTATTTTCATCATGCGTGCCAATGAGCGTTGGGGTACCGTTCTTGCCAACTTGTGCGAATACCTTACGCTTACCAGCAATCCCAGAGTATTCCCAGCACCACCAGATTTGAACCCATTCATTATCAGGTACAGTCACATCTGCCCCAGCAGTCCAACCTCCCCAAAAATTGGTAACTCCGATAACAACATTCGTTCCGCTTCGGGTTGCCTTTATGTTCATCAGTTGATTTGGCGTTATGTAATCATCCCAGAACTCAAGTATGGTTGCGGATGATACTCCATGCCAAGACCCCGGACGATATAGCATCGTCATTACGCCCCGGACTTGCAGGGCAGCAGGTACTGCGAAGGTGCCAGTGAATGTATTAGTACCAGCAACAATCTCTGCATTTGTATGACGACGAAGCGAGCCACTAACGTTGCAACGCACGCCTGAGCCGTTAGCAAACGTTGGCCCATTAGCAAGTGCTCCCGTGAATGCCCCCGATATGGATGAGAAAATACCCGGATAACTTACGCTGATTACAGGGCGATTGAAGTCCTCAGTGTATGCGTATTGTGGTGTTTGGCCAGTAGCAGCAGCTGGGATTGGTACTGTCCAGTTTCGACATTCGCTGATACCGACTCCTACGCTGCTGCTACTCATGATATTCCCCATGTGAACTTGTGAACTAAGTTTACAAGTTAGAAAGCGGCCCAAGCTGCTGAGATGTTGGCTACTGCGTTTAGCGAAGTCATGAGTGCAAGATCGAACTTACCTTGGTAGAACACTGGTACTGCTGTTACCGCGGCCCCTTCGCCGGGGGTGAAGCCTAGTGTAGCGGTACCATCGACTGCGGTAGCTGAGACATACAGGACGAATGGGTCGCCAAGGGGGGTTGTGAATGGCAACGCCCCAAGGTTAATGGATACAAACCGCTTACGCGGTGCTGCTGAGTAATCTGGAGTTGGGCCGGGCATTAGCAAGTCTCCTACCATTGTGCTGGTGATTGGTTAAACACTGGGGGCAGAACCTCTGCCCCTACGTTGTTAACTGGTGTTACATTTGCTGGCTTGCACAGCATGGTTTCTAACGCCATCAAAGCTCGACAAGCGAAGTGTTCTAGGTGACTATCTTGCTTATCGCCGGCGAGGTAAGCATAAGCGTGTATGATGGCATGGTTCAGGTGGTCAGAGACCGGTATATTACGCCAATTATTATCCCCGTATTTCTCTGCACCTTGTTTTAGGACTTCCGCAACTGCTAAGATAGCAAGTGGTGGTAGCAAGTCCATGCGGTACTGGGTAGCTGATTGCTTAGCCCCAAGTTCATTGGTCACAACTGGGGCGTCTTTACCTACACCTTTGATGCCAGAATCCATAGCTAAATCCTATATGTTTTTGTTAACTTTGATAACAAAATAGCATCATATTGCATCGTATTGCATCATTTTCGACGAGGGGCATATAGGTCAAAAAAATTATTGGGGGCGGTGTCGGCAATGATTCTCTGACGGTCGTTTAATGGTGCTACCATATGAGGGTTTTATGGGTACAGTTGCACGAACGTCATACACTAGTAACAATCAGAATGACGAATGTCATACACAAGAGTCTATCAGAATGATAACCGTTCGCTATTCAATGTCTATCAGAATGACGAATGGTAGACATTGAATGTCTATCAGAATGACGAATAACATACACAAGAGTCTATCAGAGTGTATATCGTTATGCACTAGTAACCATCGGAATGGCGAACGTCAGGCAGGGTTAACCAAACGATTGCATGATTGTATGCTAAGGGTAACGTATCGCCTAACTATCGTTCGCCCTCGCATGTCGGACGTTCGCCTAACCGTGCGGAGTGTTAACCCTGTATACATATGGTAGGGGCGAACTCCGCACGGCTGAGGGGTTGCTAGTGTACTAACGTCCGTAGTGTACGGATGGCAAGGAACTCGTATACATGCGTACACTAGAAACGGCCTCGATTCTAACGTTCGTACTAACCCGCCCGTATCCCCGGAAACCGGCCTAGCTTCGCGTTTACGGGGCGATAATCCGAAAGGACGAATCACCCTCATTGAGGCGAACTCCCGGTAAACGCGAAGCTAGGCCGGTTAGAATCGGTCGAACCAATGCACTAGCGTTACTGTACTAGTGTATAGCAACTACTGATCCTATGTACCCTAGGTTAACAAAGTTCATAAGAACGTCGGAGTATGTTTGGCATGGAAGTTGCTACACAACGGCATGTTAACCTAGTATACAAATGTCAAGCGATGCCGTCGTTCGAGCCAGTGCATCGTAGCACGTTCGTATAACCGTGCAGCTATCTATCAGATATTCGTACTAGTATCCAACAGTCCCGACGATGACATTCTGACATTCGCCTGACCGCACTCGGGTACCCTCGTACAAGTGACAGGATTACGGGATGTGTAGCATTATCATAACGCTATGTAATGCATTGGGTTAGGTAATCTAATATGGTATCATTGTGCTATGTTGCGGAGCTTGCAAGCTCTCCGCACGGCAATAGGCCACGGCATAGGCTATGCCGATAGCAAGCTAGGAAACGTGCGATAGCAAGCTATAAAGCTATGCTATCTAATAGCTTATGTAAATTGATAACCGTGTTAACATGTTCAGCGTAGGCTATAACCAAAACGTCATTCTAATGATCGTTTGAATGACGTTATCCGTGCGAACTCCGCACATACGTATTGTCGGCGAATCCCGCCCGTAGTCTAGTATCAATCCGCCACGGCAAGGGGTTAACCCCCTTAGGTACTGTAGCGGAGCAATGTCCGCACCCCATACGGGCAATTGTGAAGGGTAGCCGATAGCAACTGGGAGAGCTAGGAACAATCAGTACAAAGTTACCACAATCCAGACTGATGAGGATTAGAACCGTTCGACGCAACCCCCATAGCAAGTGGGGGTTATGGTGATTAATCCCACTAGGTACCATTATGATACATATATGCCCAGCTTATAGAAATGAATACATAGGTGATACTATGACATACATTATATAGATTACAAATTCCTAACCCCCCGGCATCCTAACGCCACCTAGTGGGAGTAATCACCATAACCCTCACTTGCTACAGGGGTTGCGTCGAACGGTTCCAACTCGTATGCCGCCAGAGTTCGTATCAATCGTGACAAATTTACCACAATTCTACCACTAGGCACAGGCACGGCGGCATACACATTATTCAAACGATCGTTAGAATGACGTCCGGATCATACCATTTTGTAAAATTGGTTATCAATGGGCTTGACGGCAAACGGCTAGCCGTATATCAATCTATCAGTGGGCGAACTCCGCACTATTGTGGAGAGCTTGCTAACGGGGTTCTAACATGGCCGATAAGTATGATAACGGGTTGAACATTGCAAAAGCTAATGCGGAGTTCGTCGCAACCCATTGCAAGACGTTCTCCCAATTCGTGGCAATCGACGTAAATGGTATACATCAAACTCACGACTACTGGGAAGTGCATTTCAATGCAGAACGTCAACCTGTATTCGCTATGATGGTAGATAACGGGTTGAAGTATACATATGCAATCGACGGCATCGAATACACAGCTACGGGATTGATACGTCAATACTACAAAATTGATATGATGATTGAGAACCGAATACGAGTAATGACGTACACAGAATACGAGCAACCGGAATGTAATGCATGGGATTATTTTGACCAGTGGGAAGGGAACGAACGTGCGGAGTTGCTAGGCATACTGAAAGGGTTGCAATCCCGCAAGATTGACGTTATCAAATGGCTTGAACGATATGGCGATAAGTAGCCGTTAGCCGTGCGGAGAGCTTGCAAGCTCTCCGCATTTTTTATACCTAACATTCTAACGTTTGTCAGTTAGTTAAATCCGCAATGTAAACCGTTTTATCCGGTTGACACAGATATTGCATTCCTGTAATCTTCCCTTACCGATATGGTTCGGCACCGAACAAACTCCGCACATTGCGGAGAGTTCAACAGGGACATATCGGCAAGGAATTCTCTACCATGGCGAAGCAACCTAAGAACACTGGTAAGAACGTTGAAGTGTCCAGCAATGGCACTATCGGGAAAGTAGGCGATAGCCTTATGGTATCGCCTTCCGTGTTATTTGCTAACACGGTTTACACTGGACGTATGCAGCAACGGGATAAGAAGGCGATTGCTATGATTACGTTGGCATTCCTCGAAGGGCGAACGGAACAAATGGGGCCGATTCTTGTCAAGGCGTCCGGCGAAATCCTTGACGGTCATACCCGTTGGGAAGCCGCTTGCGAAGCTGTTAAGGTAGGCTACGGCTACAGTGTGAACACAGGTGAGAAGGATGAGAAGGGTAAGGCTATCGTCGATGCCGTTTCGATTCCGGCTAACCCGAACTTGCAAGTTCTGGTTAAAATCCTGCCCGATGATACAGACGTTATCGCCCTTCAACAGGAACTGAACGCAGCCCAACGGGAAGCGAAATTCAAGGATAAGCTCCACCTAATCCACCAAATGAGTCGTCAGAAAATCAGTGCCGACGCCATCGGTCAAAAGGTTGGAGTTAGCCGCGTGTACGCTAATATGGCTATCCGATTGAAGGATGAGAAGCCAGAAACGTTGGCTATGCTCTCGAACTCTTGGCTTTCGATCAAGGAACTCGGAGCGGCTATCTTCGGCGAAGTGGCCGAAGGCGAGAAAAAGGCTACTCGCCGTTTCACTCCCACACAAATACTCTCGCACTTGCAATTCATCGCGGAATCGACCGACGGCGAAGGTAAGAGCAATAGTGGTGCCGCATGGAAAGGCTGGGTTGCTAACGGCTTCTCGCTAACCGATGGCAATCCAGATACCATCGCAGCTGAGAAAGAAACCATAGCCACCGTTCGCAAGAAATTGCTGGAAAGCTCCGAACGGACACAACACGAACTCGCTTACTTGCTTAAAAATCCCAGCATGAAAGGCTTCGATTCCCTGTTTGCCGGGGAAACCGTCGAAATGGATTCCGATGCAGAAGCCGTATACGAGAAGGCTAGCAAGACGGCAAAGGAATAACCTAGCCTAGCAACCACTAGCCGTGCGGAGAGCTTGCAAGCTCTCCGCATTTTTTATACCTAACATTCTAATCATTGTTTGATTGTAAACATGTTTAACATATGCCGTGGCCTCTGGGCCGATGCCGTGGCCTCTGGGCCGATGCCGTGGCCTCTGGGCCGATGCCGTGGCCTCTGGGCCGATGCCGTGGCCTCTGGGCCG